GTTCCTTCCTCAAAAAATGACTTCGCCGCGCCGGCCATGTCCGCGTAGGCGTTAATCTGGATTTCTGCCTGCTTCTTGGTGAGCGCGGTTTCTTTTTTAATCAGGTCTTCCGGGCTGAGTGCTGCGCGTTTTTTGTTGAACTCGGCCTGCTTCTGCGCATAGTTGTCGAACGCGCCAGCCATTTTGCCGATTGCCGTTCCAGCCTTGCCGAACGAGTTAGATAGCGCGTCACCGAACGATTTAGCCTTAGCCGGGTTCAGATAGGCGTCAATGTCTTTCAGTGCGTCGAAGTTGCCCTGTTTGGCGGCGCCCTCACCCTGTAGTTTTTTCAGCTCCGTGAGCGCGGCGATCTTGTCCCATATCGCGGCCAGTTCCTCATTGCTGGCCCCGGCGAGCGTCCTTTCAATCTCAAGCTGCTGTGCTGTGGCGATAGCTGTGTCGAGACGGGCCTGCGTAAGCTCGGCCATGGCTTCTACGGACAGCCCGATTTCCTCGTTATGCGCGCGCTGCGCGACAACCTGCGTGGCAATCGCGGCTGCGTCCTGCTCGGCGGCCTTAGCCGCTATTGCTGTGGCGCGCTCGAACTCGACCTGTACGGCGGCGAACTCCTTAGCCGATGCGATGGCGTCTTGTTGTTGCTTGTCAAAATCGCTGAAGTTAGCCGAGAATACGGTTTCGATCAGCTTTGTCATTGCTTGAGCGTAAAGCTCGGTATTCTTGCGCCCGTCGTCGAAACGGGTATTGAGCAGCGCTACCTTCTTGTCGAATTCCTCCATCTTGCCGATGTCGGTTGACGCTAACAGACTGGCGAGCGGGTCGGATTTTACGCCGCCCGATACGCCGCCGCCTTTTGGCTTGGCGCGCGCGGATGTGCCACCGCCACCGCCGCCTGAAAGCGCCACGGATGGAATGGCCGTGTCCGGTACGGACGGCAACGAAGCGGCCTTGATGGCGTTGAGATACTTCATCTCTTGCAGGATTTCGGTTCGCTCCGACTCAAGACTGGCCGCAGTTGACGTGTCGCCTTTTTCCCGCGCAATATTAAGCTGCTGGTGCAGCACTGAGAAACGCTTGCCGAGTTTTTCCAGCCCCTCGCCGGGCGTGTCGAAGCTGAACTTCAGTCCCTTTGCGGCAGCGGCCCAAAACCCGCCTGCGGCAGTTATGCCAGCTTTGAACCTGTCGATTAGGCTGTTCAGCGAGGGCAGCATTTTGGAGAGGATTGAAGCAGCCGCGCCGGCAGCATTTGTTTGGATTTGTGCTAGTTGATCGTTGAACTTGTCAGCGTCTGGGGCGAGCTTCGCCATCGCGACGGAGAACGATTCTGACGCCTTTGCCGATTCGCGCAGCGACTGGCCGCCGCCTTCCAGTAACGGGATCAGCTCTTGGTAGCTTTTACCCAATACCTGATTGAGCAAGGCTGCGCGTTGCGCCGGGTCGTGAATCTTCTGGACGGCATCGGCAAGCTGGTAAAACGCTTCCTTTGGGTCGCGCGCGGTGACGCCAAGTGTGGCAAGAGCACTGGCTAACTGTTTGTTGCCACTCTCGGCCTCGCCTATGCTCCGTGTAAGCCGTGCAATACCCTTTCCCACGCCTTCAAGCGATGTGCCGGATTGCTCGGCAATAAGTTTGAAGCTGGCAAGGTCTTTGACCGAAACTTTAAGCCGCATGCTCATATCGTTGAGCGCATCTGCCGCGTCAATACCTGATTTTGCAAACGATGCGAGCGCACCAACAGACACAACAGCGCCCAGCCCGGCAAAGGCTGATTTCATCACTCCAGCCACGGCATTGCCGCGCGCGCCGAAGTTATCAAGCGTAGCGGTAGCTTTCTTCAGGTCTGTTTCAAACCCGGCGATTCTGGCATTTAGGTCAACGGTGATTGCAGCAGTAGCCATTATCGTTTCGCTCTTCGGTTAAATGCTGCGACTGTTTCGGTAACAAGTTCGGACTGGATCAGGTTCACAGCTGCCATGCGGTTTGTTTCGTAGGCGTTGCCAAGGTAGGCTTTGCCAGCGATGAATCGCGCCCCGGATGCTTTCAGGTTGGCCGCGCGGTTGCGCTTACCACCCTTGATCTTGCGCGCGCCCGTGGCGTGGAATCCGGCTTCCTGAAAGCGGTGATAAAAGGGATCGCCAAAGTTCGGCCCTTTCATCCCGGCGCGTGCTGCCATCCTGCCGATGCGCTTGACTTTGCCGGGGACGCGCGCGGTGATGAACACACCAAAATCGCCACGGCTTGCATTCTGTAACTTGCTGCGGGTGATGCTCAGGGTGCGTTTCAGCAATCCAGGAATAACCCGGTTCGTTGCCTTTTTTGCTACCGGCGCGGCGGCTTTTGCAGCGCGTAGGATCGGCTGCGCGGCCTTGCGTAAAACGCTGTGAATCACTTTCTTGCGCAAATCAACGGGCGTATTGAGCAGGGCTTGTCTAACATTCTCCAAGCCTTCAATCCTGATGAATTCAGCCATTGGATTTCTCGTTGATCTTTTTAAGCGCGGACATTTCGAGAACACGGATGTCCTCAAACAATGGGGGCCAGCGGTCGGTCGGTATTTGCATCAGGCGAAACGTGGACTCAACGGCTGAATAATCAAGCCCGGTAACTCCACCCATGCCCCCGACACGCCACTGGGTTTGCATGGCAATGAAAATGCCGAAAACCTCGGCGTTCTCTTCCCACAGGTTTATCTCTACATCGTCGACAACGTAATCAGCGGCGGTGAGTCCGAGCTTTGCTGCCTCTTCCTCATCAAAGCTCGGCGCGCGGCTATACCACGCCGCCGCCGCCGCTTTTAGTTTCCCAGCTTTGCGCCTGTAACTTCCTCGGTGTATTTGCTCATGATGGCCGACGCTGCTCTGGTGTAGTTTTGCAGCACCAGATCAAGCGCGTCCTGATCAAATTTTAGGTCACAGTTATGCCACCCGGTAATGATCTCCATCAGGCACTCGGCCTCCGGGCGATTCGTGAAACTCTCGAACCACTCCTTCAGTTCGTCGCGTTTTTTGTGCCGGAATTCCACATCAAGCGACATCGGTTTGCCACCCGGAACCGGGATGACAACCAATGCGCGAAACGTGGGTTCAGGATTAACTTTGAAAGTAGCGGCCATAATTACACAGCGTACCGAATCGCATCATTCATCAGCGCCACGTCGATGTTTGACTTCATCGGCGTGTTGGCAGCCATGCTCGGCATTTTTTGCAGCGACCAGTAACCAGACCCGGTAATTTTCGCGCCGCTCTTCAGGTCAAACCTGACGGCGTAGGGGTTCTGGTAATCGTTGCTGGCAGCAAGGACTGCCGCGTACCATGCCAGCGAAGGGTCGTCGAAGAATGCCAACTGGATACCCAGCGCGGAGCGATACGACGGTAGGCGCTTCTCACGGTCAACGCTGATCGGCTGATATGTTACGAACTGCTGTTCGCCGCCGCTGGTGCTGGGAGCTTCGACCTGGGTAATTTCAGTCCACGTCAGAACCTCGCGCACAGTGCCGACACCACCGCCAGCCGGGAACATGCTAAGGGATGTGGTGGACAGGCCCTCGATGGTCACCAGAAAAGGGCCGGCGCCTGATGCCAATTTGACGCGGTAGACGTTGCCGGTGATTTCTTCCCATCCGGAGGTGATCTCGAAATAATCACCCACGGCCAGGGCGGGATCGGCAACGAATGACAGCACGCATTCTGCCGCGTTGCTGGCGCTGGTGAATGCGCGGTTGACAGAGTAAGCCGAGCCAATGAAGAATTTTGAACCGTTTGGGAGAAAGACAGCCATGATGTTTCCTTTCGATCAGACATAAAAAAACCGCCTTGCGGGCGGCGGAGACTACGGGCGAAAAAAAACCGCCCGGAGGCGGCAGGTGCGGGGGCGTTAGCCCTTACTGGACAAGAAAGTTAAAGTGAACTTGCTCGGAATACATATCAGCGCTGCCGTCGAATTCCTCGCCGGGTTCGTCGGCGGGTGTGTAGTTGAGCGCACTGGCAACGATGGCAGCACGCACAGCGGCAGCGGTGGATAATGCGACGGCGTAGGTTTTACCCCAGCAGTCGAAAACGATTTGGTAATTGATCGCCAGCACAACCCCGGAGGTGGCGACGATCTGTTCTTTGTTCAGCACGCGGTAATTGACCAGCGGATAGATGGCCTCGGCTGGGCCAATCTGTGGATACACGCGCCCGCCTGCGACGGCAGCCAGGGCGGTTACGATGTCTGTATGGATGCTCATTTACTCCTCCACCAATCCTTCCGAGCATAAAAATTCAAGCACGCGGTTCCCTTCGTTGATATTCCTGACCGGCCCGGTCAGCACAAGAATCCGCGCGCCGAACATGATCCGCCAGCTTGCATCGGCGGCGGCAATGGCGGGCGAGTAGCGCGCCTGAACGCGGTGGGTTAGATCGCCTTGGATTGAACCGCCAGCGACTAGATCACGGATGCCGAGGGGCATTACGGCAGCCCATACCGTAGCGATGGTTGCCCAAGTGGTGACTCTTTCGCCATAAGCATCGCGCACCCCAGCCGGAGACTGAATCGATATGCGGCGGTTGTACGCCGGGGTCGGATATTTGCAAGCCAACTTAGTACACCTTCAAACGGTCAAGCAAGCCGTCCATGTATTTTGGAACTTCACAACCATCCACCTCAGCGCGAATATAAGCAGCCATCCATGCTTTTACTTCATTCGGCGTGGCGGCCCCATATCCGGCGGTGTAGTTGACCGTAACCGCGTTGGCTGTGTCGTATGTATCAGGCCATTCCAGCCCATACGCAGGCAGAATCCATCCCGGCTCGCTGTGGGTATCCACCGCATAATTGGTCGGACTCAGCGTTTGCGATACCCCGGCAGTATTCACATACAGGATCGAAACCACGCTCACAATGGGCGCCCACAGCAGGCGGATTTGAGCCGGGAATGAATCCAGCTTGATCTGCCATGTATTCGTGGCAAGGCTGCGTCCGGTGATCTGCTCGGCCTGCTGGCGCAGCGCAGGGATCAGCAGCGCAATGCGCGCGTCGTGGTCGGTGCCGTCGATCCCGATCAGGCTCTTGACTTCGGCAGCTGTCACAGGCTCGGCTGCGGTGCTGATAATGCGTGTTGTCATGCGCGCGGCCTCCGGGCCGTTTGGGTGTTGCTACGGGTTGCGGTTTGGGTGTTGCGATATTCAGTGCGGGGCGCCGGCATGGTTATGGTTATGGTTGATCCGCCCACACTCCACGAACCAGCCTGCGCCCCCGCTGCGTAGCCCCACACTTTCCACGCGCCTGCCTGCGTCGAGGTGGCGGAGTTGTAGACCGTCCATCCGCCCGCTTTGGTTGTCGAAACCGAACTGCGAACTGACCATGCGCCGGCTTGCGTTTGTGCCGACAGATTGCGAACAGAAAATGCGCCAGCCTGCGATGTCGATACGAGGTTGCGAATCGACCACGAACCGGCTTGGACTGCGCTTGCGATGCCGGTGGCGGCAACTGACCACGCGCCGGCCTGAGTAGTGGCTGCGAGATTGCGTATCGTCCACGCGCCTGCTTGCGTCGTTGCTACTGCGTTGCGAACAGAGAACGCCCCGGCCTGAGTTTGCGATGCAAGGTTGCGAACACTCCACGCGCTTGCTTGGGTGGTGCCAACAAGGTTGCGAACCGAGAACGCACTTGCATGGGTTTGTGCTGCGAGATTACGTACTGACCATGCGCCGGCTTTTGTCGTGCTTGCGAGTATTACCCCCGCACTCGCTACATGTATCTTGCGTGGGATGGGCTGGAAGATTTGCCAGGGTCGAGCAAACCAGCTTTTTATCTCTGTGTCTGACCATGCCCTATTCGCCGTGCCGAATAGATAAACATCTTCATCGTCTGCTCGGGCAGCTGCAACTTGAACCGCGCCAATCCTGAAATTAGCGGCGGTGGCTGCCCGCGATCCTGTTTTGGCTGTATCTCCTGCGATCTTGGTGCCGTTGCGCCATATCTCCCGCCCCTTACCGCCGCCAGCAATAAACACCAGGTAGTCGATACCAGTGCTTTTTGTGTACGGCGCACTTATACGGTTTGTTGCATCAGCACTACCGAAGTCCCAATATATATTCCCGTCAGAGAATGGCGCGTGAGCTAAAACTCGATCTGGCCCGGTTCCTGTGCCGTCATAACCAAATAATGTCGTCGCGCGTGCGGTCGTGTCTTTTGACCTTCTGATGACAAATACGGTTGCATCAGTTGCAGACGGGAAAATATCATCACCATCGCCCGCGATAATTAGTCCGAGATTATCCGTCGCGCTTGATAGCGCTATATTTAGGCCAAGCGCGCCCACCTCACGGGTTATCACCCCGGCTGCAACAGTTGGGTTATAGCCGCGTATCAGCGTGCGATTTGTTACGGACAAAGGGACGTAAACTTCCGTCAGCCCTGCACTCAGTGGATTGCTCCGATCAATCCCAACCGGATACTGCGGCTGAATTAGCCACGGGATTTTTCGTTCAATTACTCCCGGCATGGCTTATACGGCGCTTGTCAGTTCAGATAAGAAGGCCTCAACTACCACCGCCTGCCCGGTATTCGATCCAAACTCGACCTCTAAATTCATGATCGAGGAATCAATCGGGATGGCGATTTCAGTAATAGCGTTCGCCACGATTCCACCGCCCAGCGTGTACATGGTTTTCCAATCCGCACCAGCACTGGCAGCGGCTGGCAGTACAGCG